CGGGAAAAATACTAAAACCACTTGGGAGAGCATCAAAAAACACGATGGCTCTGTCCAACACTTGGAATTTCTGACTGAAGAACAAAAACAAGTATTCAGAACTTTTGCTGAGGTAAATCAGTCTTCGATTATCAACCAAGCGGCGGTAAGACAAGATTATATTGACCAAGCACAGTCTTTGAACCTTATGATTTCACCCGACATGCCCACCAAGGATGTCAATAAATTGTTGGTAGATGCTTGGCAGCTAGGGGTCAAAACACTTTACTACCAACACTCAATGAATTCGGCACAAGCATTTGCTAGAAAAAAGTTGAACTTGAACGACCTCCACTGCGTGGCTTGTGAGGCGTAGTCGAAAGATATAATCTTTATGAATGAAAAACCCGTCACTAAGGTGTCGGGTTTTTTCATTTCTTATAAAAAAAACAAGGGTATATTTATGTGATATGGCAGATGGTGTAACTTACGGGTTGGCGTTTCCTTTTGAAGATTCTACAAAAGGGGATTTCTTATTACTTACGGAAACACAATTCGCTCAAATCAGAAGTGATTTGGTTCACTTACTTTTAACAAAAAAGGGTTCTCGTTATTACTTACCCGATTTTGGGACCCGTTTGTATGAATATTTATTCGAACCTTTTGACGGATTAACCTTTGATGCCATCGAGGCTGATATTAGGGATTCAGTCGAAAGGTATATGCCTAACCTTTTGATAAACAATATAACAATCGAACCCGCCGACCCTTCAGAAGAAGTACCGCTAGCAAAAGGAAAAAATGTACCTGTTGGAAACAGAGAAAACATTTACAAAGTACCTGGTAAAGGGACCTCAGAATACACCGCAAAGGTAAGAATTGATTATGCTGTTGATAATACGACTTTTGCACAAAGTGATTTTGTTATCTTGAATATTTAAGATTATATGGCCAATCAAAGAATTTCCTACACTGCTCGGGATTATGAGAGTATCAGAGTAGAATTACAGAATTACGTTAGGACGTATTATCCTGATTTGATTCAGGATTTCAATGACGCCTCTGTCTTTTCTGTATTTCTTGATTTGAATGCTGCGGTTGCTGATAACCTTCATTACAACATAGATAGAAGTATACAAGAGACTGTTTTACAGTTTGCACAACAAAGGTCTTCAATCTATAATATTGCAAGAACATACGGGTTAAAGGTACCAGGTCAAAGACCATCGGTTGCGTTGGTTGACTACTCAATAACAGTTCCCGCTTTTGGTGATAAAGAAGATGAAAGATATTTGGGAATTCTAACAAGAGGTTCACAAGTATTCGGTGCGGGAATTGTATTTGAAAACCAATTCGACGTTGATTTTGCATCACCTTATAACACTTCAGGATTCCCAAACAGATTGAAAATCCCGAACTTTGATGCGAACGGAAACCTAATCAACTATACTATAACCAAAAGGGAAGCGGTTGTTAATGGACTGACAAAAGTTTTCAAGAGAGTTATCAATGCCAACGATGTAAGACCATTTTTTGAATTGTTTCTTCCCGAAAAGAATGTTCTTGGAATTACAAGTGTTTTATTGAAACAAGGAACCAATTATACCAATGTACCAACAGCATCTGAGTTTTTAGGTTTGGAGGGTAGATGGTTGGAAGTTGATGCGTTGGCTGAGGATAGAGTTTTCATTGAAGACCCAACAAAAGTTGCTGACCAACCCGGTTTGAAGGTTGGAAGGTATGTTCAGACAAACGATAGATTTATAAGTGAATACACTCCTGAAGGGTTTGTAAAAATGACATTTGGTGGTGGCACCACTTCAGCTCAGGACCAATTGAACGCTTTTACCAACTTAGGAACACCAATCAACATTCAATCCCTGAATAACAACTTCTCTTTGGGTTCAACCCTTAGCCCCAATTCTACCCTCTTCGTTCAATATAGAATTGGTGGAGGATTGTCAACAAACATCGGAACAAACGTTATCAACCAAATTGGAACGGTGTCCTTTTTTGTTAATGGCCCTTCACAAACTATCAATAGTTCTGTAATCAATTCTCTCAGATGTAACAACCCAACAGCAGCTATCGGAGGTGCTAATGCTCCAACCGTTGAGGAAGTTCGTAATTATGTTACGTTTAATTTTTCGGCACAAAAAAGAGCTGTTACTGTCAATGATTATGAATCATTGTTGAGGAACATGCCAAGTCAATTTGGAGCACCAGCAAAGGTGTCGATAACTGAAAATAATAACAAGATTTTAATTAATCTTTTATCATACGACACCTCAGGAAAACTGACGAATATTGTTTCGAATACTCTGAAACAAAACGTTGCCAATTATCTTTCTAATTACAGAATGATTAATGATTATATTCAAGTCACGACTGCAAATGTGATAGACTTGGGTGTGGAGGTTTCAGTTGTGTTGGATGCCACACAAAATTCAGGACAAGTGGTGTCTGAAGTTGTTAATAGAATATCTGATTATTTCAATCCTCTAAGTCGTGAATTAGGTCAAAATGTTTATCTATCACAATTGAGAAGTATAGTTCAAAGCCAAACGGGGGTAATCACAGTTTCTGACATAGTAATTACAAATAAAGTGGGGGGACAATACTCAGGTTCAGAAACTTCGATGCCATACTCAGACCCTGAATTCAAGGTCATAAGGCCTGTTGATGATACAATTTTTGCAGAGCCAGACCAAATCTACCAAGTTAGATATCCCCAAAAAGATATTGTAGTAAGAGTCAAGAATTTACAAAACGTTTCTTTCTCTTAACACCTTTATTTAATTTTCAATCAAGGTATATTTTGTTTAAGTAAAACTGTGTTTTTCAAAAAAAAACACCATAAATATTTATCATAAAAACCTTGGATGGGACAATCGTTAAGAATAAGAACTGAAGTTGGTGTTGACAAAAACATTTCTTTTCAGTTAGACCAAGATTTTGAGTTTCTCGAAATCTTATCACTGCAAATACTACAAAACGATGTATACCCAAGAGATTGTGCCGATTACGGTGTGGTTGTGGGTAGAGTCGTTGCTAACGGTGGTTTCGGAGTACCAAATGCTAAGGTTTCTATTTTTGTTCCAATCAATGAAGTTGACTCACTCAACGACAGAATTTTACAAATATATCCTTACACACAACCTAACGATAAAAACGTAGATGGATATCGATTCAATCTATTACCCTATGTAAGGTCTTACTCCCAACACGCGGCAACAGGAACATTTCCATCAAGGTTAGATGTGTTGGATGACCCTGTCGTTGTAGACATTTATGATACCTACTACAAGTTCACGGTCAAAACTAATGAAAGTGGTGACTTTATGATTCTTGGTGTACCTGTGGGACAACAAACTATTGTGATGGATTTGGACTTGAGTGACATCGGAGAATTTTCCCTTACTCCTCAAGACCTCATCAGAATGGGTTTAGCAACTGAAGCTCAGGTTGCTGGTGATAGATTTAGAAGTTCTACGGATTTGGATAGTCTTCCTCAAATAATCAATATCACCAAAACTTTTGAAGTATCACCCTTTTGGGGTGACCCAACAACCTGTCAATCATCAATTAGTCGACTCGATTTTGATTTAAGAGATGAAGCCAACGTTGAAATTCAACCTACAGCAATATTCATGGGTTCGTTGTATTCAACAGGAGACAACTTCAAAATTGCGGCACCATTAGGTTTAGGTGATAATCCACCCTCTTTGTTGACTGCGGGATGTAAACCCAAGGATAATATGGGTAACCTTTGTCAGTTAGAGGCGGGTCCAGGACAAATTGTTGCGGTAAGACAGACATTAGTACAAGATTCTCAGGGAAGACCGATTTTGGAAGAATATAGACTTGAGAATTCGGGGAACGTAATTGATGGAAATGGTACATGGCTCGTGGAAGTACCAATGAATTTGGATTACGTAACAACAAGTGAGGATGGACAAAGAATTTTTTCGAGAAACCCAAGTGTCGGGATTCCCACCAAATCGAAATATAGATTCAAAGTAAAATGGCAACAATCACCCACAGATACTGAACCTGTCAAACGGGGATATTTCCTATTACCAAATGTTCGAGAATGGGGATGGAGAAGTCCTGCGTTAGACCCTAACTACGACAACTCATTGAACACTCAAAGAGAGTTGGCGAGTTCTTATTATTTTGGATTAGATTGGACAGGGTATACGGACGCAGAATCGGCCACAGTATCAAATCAAAAACTTCAAGCAGCAATAAATTGTGAAGATACTTTTTATGAATTCGAATACAACAAAGTTTATACTCCTTCGGGTTTAATCGACCGATATAAAAGGGGGATAAATCGTGGTAGATTTTTGGGAATCAAAGAAATTGGTAACAGTGATTGTGAGACAACAGTAAACAAGTTTCCTGTGAATGATGGGGTGAAAAATTTTAGTACTTCATTTTTCCTATTTGCAATCTTGATGCAATTTATTCAAGTTTTATTTCCTCCTTTGTTGTTTGCATACCATCTGATAGGATGGATTGCAAACAATATACTTGTTCCCCTTTTGAATTTCTTTATAAGATTTCAAAATATTATGGGGTATGCCCTTATTGTTATAGGAAGTGTGTTAGCAATTTTCGGCGGTGCGGGTATACCTCTTATTATTACTGGTGCTGCACTTTTGATTGGTGGAACTCGATTGTCCTTGTTGTTACAAAGATTTGTGGCTTTCTTGAAATTCAAACCCTTGAAGTTACCGATGATAACCTATCCTGAATGTACAAACTGTGATTGTAATACTTCAGGACTTGACGTTGTTGGGGATGCAACACCAACCTCCTTATTGAGTCCGCTGACAACAAGTGGATTGTATTACGAGGCCTTCGAAAACTATGCTGGGTTACCACCAGAAAAATTCGGAGACGACCCAAGTCCCCCTAATAATCCGATTCCGAGTGACGCAAACGTTTCGGTTTTTTCGTTAATATTTTCAGAAGCAATTGGTACTCGAACAGGAGCCTCAGATAAATTTCTTCAAAACAGGTCGACCCAATCCCAAACCTCAAGGTTGCCCGATACAGTAAATGCTCTAAACATTCCTAAAAAAGTGTTTTCGATTTCTGAAGACATTCCAATGGCGCAGAGAATTAATGTTTTCAATGGTAGAAAAAAATATTTTGACGGTGTTAATAAGATAAGTGTTAGTTTCGATTTCCCTTCCAATACAACAAAAAAACACTACGACAATACAATAACTCTATTGTCCCAATCTGAATTGGCGGCTGGTACGCTATTATCCTTTGTTGGAATATCAAACACAAGTGACCCAAATTTTTTGTTTTCAGGTAATAGTGATTTCGATGGAATAACAGGAACGACCCTACAGTCAGGACCAGGTTCTATTACCGTGAATTATGCAACTTCACAAACATCTAACACGTCTGAAACCTACTTTCTGAATACAGGCTCAACAATAGATAATTATAGATTCCCTGCGGACATTGAATACTATCAAGTATTGACAGCAATTACCGTTGCAGATGCATTTGCGATTGCCTCGGGGGGAGGTACACCAAACTGTTTAGAATACCTTTTAGAAACCGATTTAGGTAATCCAAATGTTCAACAAATTATAACTGTGACATACGTTGATTGTTCGGGTAATAACCAACAGACTACAGTTACATCTGTTTTTGACCCAAATTTGGGGATTTATGACCAAGGTTTTCAAACAATATGTGCATCTACAACCCCCCAAATTATTCAGGGAACAGGTACTGTGACACCCTTGGGCCTCTGTTCTCCACCAAATCCTTTTGGTGGTATTTTAGAAATTCTGAATTCATCAAGTCAACTAAAATGGTCTATAAAAAATTTGGATTTCGGTGGATGGGAACAAAAAACTCCTCCTCTCAATGTCAAAACAAGAAATTTTTTCAGTGGATTTGATGACCAATATATTCTGATTCTTCAAAGAGGAGTTGACCCTTATTCGCCACTTTATGTTAACCGATATGGTATCGGAAGTATTTTGGGAATTGGTGCTGAGGATTCACTTACGTTTACAGCACAAACCCGATTGAATATACCAATACAATCTTTACCTGCAAACAATATATCGGTTCAACAACACACATCACAAAATAACATTTTTTATCCGTCATATTTCTTTGAAGCGGGTAACACTTATACTGCGTTTACAACAAGTAATGTAGGTTATTACAGTGCCATTGATGGAAACCGAAATTATTCAATTTATCCAAACGGGGGTGGTAATTTTGGTTTTGTATCTCAATATTTGAATACACCAATAAATTCCTCTGTAGAAATTGTTATAAGTAATGGTGTAAACAAAGCATTCAGTTCAACACCATCACCAGCTAAATACGATTCATCAGAAGACTTATCGGGTGTTGATTTTTATTACATCGAAACCGCAGACTCACCAATCAACTCCGAAAGTGGGTATTACTGTTTTTCACTTCTCCCAACAGTCACGGGTACAACTACTCAAATGAATTTGTCAAATAAGACTAGGAATGTTTTGAGAACTGATAGATTACCTTCTTCTGATTTCTTAGATGGAACTGCTTGGAATTCAATTGTTCCTGTTCTACAGATGAACAGAGGATTTTCTATTTATGTTATTGATACGGGTGGTGAAAATTTGGTAACGACTTCTTATGGCGCTGGTGCCACAATTACGGGAAATGATATTGAAGATTTACCTGATGCTTTGAATGTTCTTGATACTTTTTCTTGTCCTAACATGGTTGCTCTTACTTGTTATAGTAACTCAGGAAATACTGTTACAGTTGATGCAAATTGTAATGATACTGATTGGGTGGACAACGGTTGTTATATTTTCGCTAGACGATTGATAACTGATTTACCAAAAGATTTACTTGCATTCAACGAATGGGGATTGAGGTATAGATTCTTTTATGCGTTGTGTTCGGGGGTGCTTTCACAAACATTTTCTAATAATTGGGTGAACGGAAGTTTATATTCGTTTCCCTTTGCGGTAAGAACATTATACGGTAGTGACAATAGAATCTCTCGTAGAGTTTTTTGTAAAGATTTAATATACTACAACGAGGATAGTAATAATTTTTATTATAGAAGTAGTCCCTATAGTCCAACCACAGATAGTTTCATTGGTAAATTGAATAATCCATTTACTGGTGCACAAAATGATTACAGTCTTCAAATGCCAACTACGATTATGAACCTTGGCCCGAAGACTGCAATATTCAAAGAACTTACACTTAATCCATCTGATGATGGATTTGTCATGGATGTCTTGAATCCAACAAGTTACGGAGACACAAGTGATTTATTGAATCTTTTCGTGATTTCGAGAATAACAAACTCTTATTTTCTACAAATACTTGTAAATCAATTCCCAGGAATAGTTGGAACCAATTTAGCAATCAATTCATTATTTTCAAGACCAACGCTAAGATTGGATGGGGACATAACTCAGTTATTATCGATTAACTCTGAATTCGGCGTGGAAAAATTCAGTGCCCAATCTTATCAGGAAGACCCCACAAGTCCAACAAATCCTATTTTCATTTCGAGGAACCCGAACGGTTTTTCTGTTTTGGGTATATTTTTCTCATCAACTACAGAGGATTTACAATATAAAGATTATCTGAGTCCTGGTAGAATTAATTTTAGACCAACACCAAATTCAAATGCTTACCCATACTACTATGAATTGAAATCCCAAAGAGTTCCTTTCTACAGATGGAAAAGAGACGACGTTGCTCGTTGGGTCGAAAATGTTGGAACTTTCCTAAATTTAGGGAATGAGGTTGGTATATTCGGAACTCAAAGTAATGATTGGGCGACTGATAACAGTGAAATTTTCAGTAAGAATTATCAATCTTTAGATAGAACATTCCCATCACAACCTTCATATTTCTTGGGGTCAAATTCTCAATTAAATGATATCTACGCACGTGGATACATCTTCAATGTGGATTCGAACGGAGCAAATTCTGCGACGGCGGGAAATTATCCTGATGTTTTTGCCGTCGGAGCACCAAACCATTTTTATTTTGGTTTGATAAGAGGTGAAACGGCTCTTGACCGTTTCAAATCAAAATATTTGGCGGATGAATAATTTTGAATTAATACCATCGAGATTACAATATAAGTCCGCACCAATTGTGGACCAGCAAATCAATATTGATTTGAATCAAAGTCAAAAGGAGTTGACACAGTATGTTAGGAATAACGCACTTTCTTTACAACAACTTTACCAAGACGAAAGACAGTTTTCTGAAACATTCAGACCGGCATTCAAAATTCAATATTTGTACGATAACACCTACACAGGAACTACTGATTACAATCCATTTAAGAATAATTTGTTTTATGTAGAACCGGCTCAATCGAAATTAAGTGGTGTGTGGAAAGGGTTTCCTCAGTTTTATGAATTTGATTTTTTTAGACCCGATATCGGAGATGGTCATTTTGACTATCAGGCCAAAAGTGCTTACACCTATAATTGGACTTATTACATGAC